AATGATGGTTCTATTCAAAAAACAGCAAAGCATATGCACACTGCATACCATGCAACTATGGCTGCTAATGATTCATCAAAACAAGCGAGAAATATGGGTACTAAAGCAAAGCGTATGAATACTGAAGAAGTTGAACTAGAGGAAAGCTTGAAAAAGCACATGTCTCCTTACGATGCAAAAGAATTCTTAAAAAAACACAATGCACACAATAAAGACTTCCATGCGTTGCCGGCATCATCGGCAAGCGCAATGCACGATAAGGCTAAAGAATTAAAATATAAGAAAAGTAAATCAGCACCAGGTTCTACAGGTAGAATGTTCCATGCAGCACTACAAAGGCATGCTGATAGTTATAAGGGTACAAGCGAATCTGTTCTACCACCTGTATACGCACGTATTCTTGAAGAAAGAGAAAAGCATTACAAAGGTGCTACAAAACCTGAAGGAATGATGGACAATTCTAAGTCTTCTAAGGGTGCCATGGATATGGTTAATCAACCAAAAGAGATTAACAATGATGACGAAAAAGGTCATGAAGATGCAAGCAAAGCAGGTAGAGTTGGACCAAGTGCCAAAGCACGTCCTGCTGATAATATGAAAGGTGACAAGAAGGTAATCCCTTCCGCAACCCCAATGAAAGGAAAATAGATGATTAAAGCTCCAAAATGGTGTAGTGACGCAGTTCCTATGGCTGCAAAAGGTTGGGTAAGTCCTAAGGGGGAGCTAATGGTTTCCTCTAGATTTACTCAGGCGCAAGTAGATGAGTGGTATGGTACTGAAGTTAGTATTGAAACTACTGCAGAAGAAGATATCCAAGAAGCTATTATGGATATGAATGCCAGAGGAAAAATTCAAGCAGAAATGGCAAGATTTGCGGCTGTATCTAAAGATGCAATGTCTTATGATCACACTGATGAAGAAGATCTACAAGCAATGACTAAACTAGAGTTAGAACTTCTAGGGCGTGAACATGGTGTTGAGTTAGATCGCCGCAAGTCAAAAGCTACTTTAATTGAACAGATGAAAGATTTGATGTCTAAATAAAATCAACAAGGGTTTTTATTTGGATCAACAATGAAATTATTTGAAACACTAGACGATAATAATGTATTACTGTATGCCGCTAAACATTATTATAAACCAAATGTAATAGACGCTGATGAGTTTTATGATGATCTTAAAAGATTCGTATACTTAAAGCGTCTATTAAATCGTTATCACAATACAGGTGAGTTATCAGAAAGACTCATCTTAAACCACTTGATAGTCATATTTAATGTGTTTGATATTAAACCATCTTTGAAAATGCTAGAGTATCATATGGAAAATAAATATTGGTCTGCAATAAAGCCTTTTTTAATATTCTTAAGGCATATAAGAAATGAAGAATACACTGAGATAGAGATGGATAAAACAGTAATAGAAAGACTGAGGGAAATATAATGGGTATCATCAAAAGAGCAGGTGATCTGGTATACACCTTCAGGTTTTTACGATTGCTTACTACATCATTCGAAGATACAGAAGCGTTTAAGTTAGGCATCATTGACAAGGACGGTAAGAGGCAAAAGTCTTTTACTCTTGACAGCATGGAAGATAGAGATAACTATCGCAACTACTACACACCGTTTCATAGACTTGTCTTCAATATAAAAAAGATTATGGCAAAGGCACCAGGGGGTGGTAGTAAGCTTGCTTCATATGCGGCTGCACTATTTCTTCTCAAAGAAAAGTTTAGTATGCCTCAGGGTAAGATCATAGAAGCTTTAGATGTTCTTAACATAGATGAGACAGACTTTTTGACAGAGCACAGTGAATGGTTTGTATTGGAAGATAATAGACTATCGCCCGGTTCATATAAAGTCTTGACTAGTAAACTAATCAATGATACAATGGATGAAATGGTCAACGCTAGAGATAAGGTTAGAGTTAGTAATGACTGTTATCCTGTAGGAGAAATCTTTGGTATAAATATATACGAGGTTACTCATATGAGAACCAACAAAAGTATTTACGTGTCGGTGGGAGAACTAGCACGATGAAAGAAGAAGCAATGACAACTGCAGATGCAGGTATTCCACAGGACACCAAGAACATGGGTCCAAGGGCTAGATTGCCTATGAATATACTGAGACGCAAAATAGGTCTGCCAATAAATGTGACAGATCGTAGACGTAAAAAGGATAAAACTCCTAGACTGCTAAAACAGTTTAGGCAGCATGTATATCAAAATGGCTAAGTTATATTTAATTATTATTGTTATGGGGTTGTTGAGTGGTGTGGGTTATGGTGCCTACAACTATTACTTATGGTCAGAACAAACCATATCAACTCTCAGAGAGAACAACGTAAAGCTTAAATCTGCTGCAGAAACTTTACAGGCAACTGTAGAGAGAATACAGGCAGATCAAAAGAAAAATGAACAACTAAATAAAGATTTGACCAAGAGACTACAGCAATCGCAACAACACCTTGACAAGCTTAGAGGTGTGTTTGCTAAAATCGATTTGACTATGGAGGCATTAACAAATGCACAAGGACTTGAAGACAGAGTTGACAATGCAGTCAGCAAACTTATTGGACGTATCGAAAGTGAAACTACCCCTCCTTCTGATGATGCCGCTCCTGCTGATGGGGTGTCTGGGCAGTAGAGCACCTGAAGCTGAAGTTGTTCTTCAGACTGAATACGCCAAACAAAACATTCCTATTCAAGAAAGACCAAAAGCGGTACAGTTTCCACCTGTCGATTGGTATGTTGTCACAGAAGATAACCTAGAAGAAAAACTAGCAGAGCTAGAACAAAAAACTGGTAATGTAGTTTTCTTTGCTATTACTCCAAAAGGATATGAAAACCTAGCACTTGGTATTGCTGAGATGCGTAGGTATATCAAAGACACTCAAGCTATCATTGGATACTACGAAGATGCTTTAGCAGAAGAACCTGTGCAGGAACCATCAACTGAATAATGAGATACTGTGGTATAAGTGAGAACTTCCACAATGCAGCTATTGCGTTTGTGGAAGAAGACGGAAATATATCGTTTGCTTCTGAAAGTGAAAGATATAGTAAACGTAAAAATGATCCTATTTTGCACAACACTCTTAATAGTATGGTCAGTGTAAACGATCACATTTCTTTTTATGAAGATATTAAATTAAGAAACAAATATTCAGAAAAGATAGCAAGTAATCTTCCTAGTAATAAAGCTGCATTGGACAAAGCTAGACACTTTAAAGACAGAGTTGCCACTAGCTATTCTAGATTTAGTTTTGATAAAAGCTATCTTCATCACGAAAGTCACGCTGCTGCTGCATTTTATACAAGACCGTGGAGTTCGTCTGAAGACACTGTATGCCTAACTATAGATGGTTATGGCGAGTGGCAGTCTGCTACTATACAAGACAGCAATTTCAATCTTTTATATGAGGAGACATATCCTAAATCTATAGGAGTTGTATATGCGCTCTGTACTAAAGCTTTAGGATACAAACCTTTAGAAGAAGAATACATTGTGATGGGAATGTCAGCTTTTTCAGAGAATATTCTATTGTCCGAATTTGAGGAAGCAGTAAATTGTTTCTTCACAGATAATTTATCATACAACGACTTTTTAGTATATCTTCATAGTTTAAATAAAGAGGAGTTGGCAGGAACTGTACAAAAATGGGCTGAACAGGAGATATTTAAATTAGCTCAAAAGGCGAGAAAGTATGGAAGTAAACTTTGTTATAGCGGGGGTGTTGCTCAAAATATTGTTGCAAATTCTAAAATAAGAAGTTTGTTTGATGATATGTGGGTTGCAGTAAATTCTACTGATGGGGGATCTGCCTTAGGTGCTGCTGCAAGATCATATTGTCTTGAAACGGGAATGGATAGAATTAACTGGAAAAATACATATCTAGGACTTGAAAATTGGATTGATGTAAATCCAAAAGAAGTTGCAAAATATTTACAAGAAAACAAAATAGCAGGAGTTATACATGGTAAAGCTGAGTTTGGACCTAGAGCACTAGGCAATAGAAGTCTTTTAGCTAATCCTATATATGATGTAAAAGACACTGTTAACAAAATAAAGCAGAGAGAAAAATTTAGACCTTTTGCTCCTGCTATATTAGAAGAATATGCTAAAGAATACTTTGAGGGTCCAATGAACGAATATATGCAGTACTCAAGTGTGGCAAAACATGACTACAAATCTGTCATGCATGTTGACAGAACATCAAGAGTGCAAATAGTAAAAAAAGATTCAGAGTCCATAATAAGACCCATTTTAGAAGAGTTTTACAGTTTAACTAAAGTTCCTATGTTACTGAACACATCTCTTAATGTGAAGGGTATGCCTATTTGTAATAATTTTTATGATGGTAGATTATTTGAAAGTAAGTATAAAACAAAGGTATTCGGATGATATATGTAAACGGTTGTAGTTTTACTTGGGGTGAAGGTGGGGAGTTCTTACCCGAAGGACGTGATGAATTTGGTGGACCTAAAAACGGCCAAAGAATAGTTGCAAGAATTAAAGACTCATATCCTAGTATATTAGCAAAAGATTTAAATACTGAACTTTTCGACTTTTCGACTTCAGGAAAAGACAATACTACAATACTAAAACAAATGGCAATAGCTTTAAATTGGAGAAGACTTGGGAAATGTAAATCAAGTCCTGATGACATAATCATAGTACAGCTAACAGATAATTTTAGGGCAGCTACTCCTAAATCAACTTTTGCTTTAAATTTTCACATTAATGATTTAGTATCTCAACTAGAAGACTATGATGGACAGTATATAAAGATCATGATGTTTAGTATTCTTAAAAAATTACGAGGGCAAGGGTATGCTGATACAGTTTTAAATAAAACATATCGTATTCATTCAGATATAGCACCAGAGTATAAGACAAGAGAACCATATATTGGGGATTGGACTGAAACACATCAAACATTTGAGACAGCACATTACTTAAGACTGATTCAATTAGAATGTAAAAGTATGAATATTCCTTTAGTGATTATAAATTACTACACTATACCCGAAAAGTTTAGTCCTGATCCAACGTTCCAAGTCATAGATACTGACGATTTCCTTATCAGTAATTTTACCAAATCTGGAATGTATGCGCATTTAGAAAATGAAGGATTTGTTAAATGTAACGATAACTTTCATTTTCAACAAGATGCTCACTATTATCAAGCAGACATTATTAAAAACTTTATTAAGAACAAAGTAAGATTGAAAGCAAACACGGAACGATTTACACCTTACTATGTACACGACTACACATAAAAATAATATTTTTTATTACAATATGTAGTTGCAAGATTATTACTTTTACTATATAATACACCAATTAGAAAAAACAACATTAGACTGCTAGTTATACGGACTAGCGGTATTAACAACTATTTACTTAAAGAGGTGCTAGATGCTCAAACTTGTCAACAACAACAGGGATAGAGACACAAGAAGTCTTATGTCCGAAACTAAATTTTATGAAGGATACAGTAGGTGGGATGACACCAAAGAACGCTATGAGAGTTGGGATGAGTCTGTAAGTCGTGTTATGAACATGCACAGAGATTACTACAAAGACAAGATGACCCCTGAACTTAATCAGATGATCAATGAGGCAGAATCTCTTTATAAGTTAAAGTATGCACTAGGTGCTCAACGTGCTCTACAGTTTGGTGGAGATCAGTTACGCAAGCATATGATGAGAATGTACAACTGTACGTCAACCTATGCTGATAGACCACGTTTCTTTTCAGAGCTATTCTACGTGCTTCTGTGTGGCGCAGGGGCAGGGTTCTCTGTACAAAAGCATCATGTGGAGAATTTACCAAATCTATCTGAACGTAAGAAGCAAGCCAAAGGTTGGATCGTAGAAGATTCCGTTGAGGGTTGGGCTGATGCTCTAGGTGCTCTTATGTCATCATACTTTGTAGGTGGTGGACAGTTCCCTGAGATGGAAGGACGTAAAGTATATTTTGATTTAAATCAAGTACGTCCAAAAGGTGCTATGATCAATGGTGGATTCAAAGCCCCTGGTCCTGAACCACTACGTAGAGCACTAGATAAGATTGAACATATCCTACAGAATATCGTTTTATCAGGGCGTGATACTCTTAAGCCTATCGAAGTATATGATATTGCTATGCATGCTGCAGACGCAGTTCTTGCAGGTGGCGTAAGACGTAGTGCGACTATCTGTTTATTCTCACCTGAAGATGAGGAAATGATCAATGCCAAAACAGGGAACTGGTTCATCGATAACCCTCAAAGGGGCCGAAGCAATAATTCAGCAGTTATCGTCAGATCCGAAATCACTAGAGAAGACTTTAAAAAGATCATGGGTTCGATCAAAGAGTTCGGAGAGCCCGGATTTTTCTTTGTCGAAGACAGAGATATCACGACTAATCCTTGTGTTGAGATTGGTATGTATCCGCAGATTGATGGAGAATCAGGTTGGCAGGGATGTAACCTAACAGAGATCAATGGTGGTAAGTGTACAAGCCAAGATGAGTTCTTTAAGGCATGTCGTGCAGGAGCAATCTTAGGAACACTACAAGCAGGTTACACTGACTTCAAATATCTAACAGAAACAAGTAAGCGTATCTTTGAGCGTGAAGCACTGTTGGGTGTGTCTGTAACTGGTTGGATGAACAATCCTGATGTTCTGTTTGATGAAGAAACTCAACGTCAAGGTGCAGAGATCGTCAAGTCAGTCAACAAAGAAGTTGCGGCATTGATTGGCATCAACCCTGCAGCACGTACTACTTGTGTAAAACCATCAGGTAATGCATCAGTTCTATTAGAAACTGCTTCTGGTATTCATGCAGAGCATAGTGCTCGTTACTTGCGTCACATTCAGTTGAACAAAGAAACTGAGGTAGGACAGTTGTTGGCAAAAACTAATCCATACATGGTTGAAGAGTCTGTATGGTCTGCTAATGGCACAGACTATTGTGTGGCATTCCCAATCATCACTCCTGAAGGATCTTTGTATCGTGAAGAGTTGTATGGTAAAGCATTACTAGAAAAGGTAAGCGCAGTCCAAAATAATTGGGTAGAAGCAGGTACAAATGTAGAGCTATGTGCAAACTCTAAGACACGTCACAACGTATCAAATACTGTAACTGTGTTGCCTCATATGTGGAACGAAGTGGAAGACTATGTTTTTGAAAATCGTCACAACTTTGCAGGTATTAGTTTCTTAGCAGGTATGGGCGACAAAGACTTTGCCCAAGCGCCTATGACAGAAGTGTTGACTGAAGATCAGATTGTTGCTAAGTATGGCAAGGCTGCTTTGTTTGCATCAGGTCTGATTGTAGATACTCGTAAGCAAGGGTTTCGTGATCTGTGGGAAGCAACACAGATTGCACAAACTCCACCTGAGTATCAAGGAGAAGTCTCTGACCTACGTGCTGAGTGGATTAGACGGTTCAACAAGTTTGCTGATAACTACTTCATGGGGGATCTTAAGGAAACTGAGTATTGCCTGAAAGATGTGTTCTTACTTCACAAGTGGGAGAAAGTACAACAGAATATTCAGTCGGTAGACTTCTCATCAGAACTAGATGAAAAGCGGTTTACTGAGATCGATACCATGGGAGCTATTGCATGTCAAGGGGGTGCATGTGAAATAACCTTCTAGGCTATATAGTAGCAAGTGTATAATAGGAGAAAACATGGAAGAAGAATATTGGGCAGAGTGTGTAGCTTGTGAGACTGAAACGCAAGTGTTGGTTATAGATAGCGAAGAGTTGCCACAGTATTGTCCAATGTGCGGTTCTCCTATAGAATTCGAAGTGGTAGTAGATTAGTATAAATAGCCTTGCAACAGCAGGGCTATTTTTTTATGTGGTATTACAACGGTGAAGTGTTTGAAGAAACACCTGAAGAGTATCAGGGATTTGTATATGAAATCACTGAACTAGATACTGGAATCAAGTATATTGGCAAGAAGTTCTTTTGGAAGCCAAAGAAGCTACCTGTCACTAAAACACGCAAGAGAGCCGTTAGGAGCCGCACTGAGAGCGATTGGCGTAAATACTACGGTAGCAGTACCGAAGTAAAAATGTTAGTAGAAACTAAAGGTGCGGATAACTTCAACAGAGAGATATTAAAGCTTTGCAAGACAAAGGGGCTATGCTCTTACTATGAAATGAAATATCAGCTAGAGAGAGACGTTCTCCTGAAGCCTGATGAGTATTATAATGCATTTATTGGAGGAAAGATACATCGTAAACACATATTAGGGAAAGAATAAATGCAAAACGAATATGACGTAGTAGTAATAAAGGTTCTAGATGGAGACACGATTGATGTTGACATTGATTTAGGCTTTGGTGTTTGTCTTAAAGATGAACGAGTACGGATCATGGGCATCGACACGCCTGAGTCACGCACATCTGATAGAGTAGAAGATCTATTTGGTGAGGCTGCAAAGGCTAGACTGAAAGAACTCATGAAAGATGGTGGCAAGTTAATCACTACAGAAGATAAGCATGGTGAAGACATGAAGGGTAAGTTTGGACGTATCCTTGGAGACTTTCGTGTGCCTGATGGACGTAAGGTTACTGACATCATGATCGAAGAAGGACACTGTGTTCCTTACTTTGGTGGGTCTAAAGAGGATACACAGGCTGCACACATGAAAAATAGAGAAAGACTATTGGCAGAAGGTATTGTAACTCAAAAAGACTATGACGCTGCAGTCGAAAAGATGGCGAAAAAAAAGAGTTGACGAATCATAAAAAATCTATATAATAAAGAAGAGGTTTTTGAGATGGGTAATATACCATCATTATATTAGGAGTGAACTAAGTGATTTTAATAGATTATAATGCAATAGCTATTGGTAGTGTTATTCAACAAAAAGATGAGATGAATGAAGATATGTTTCGTCATCTCATCCTAAATGCTATCCGTATGTATCGAACTAAGTTTAAAGAAAATTATGGCGAGATAGTAATATGTGGTGATGGTAGAAAGAATTGGCGTAAAGACTTCTTTCCTAATTATAAATTTAAACGTGGAGACAGTCGTAAAAAAGATAAGGTTGATTGGAATGAACTCTTTAGAATTACCTCTCAAGTTTATCAGGAGATTAGTGAACACTTTCCATATAAAACTGTATTGATAGATGAATGTGAGGCAGATGATGTCATTGCAACTCTAGTAGAAGAAACACAAGAGTTTGGCAAGAACGAACCTATTATGATTGTATCATCAGATAAAGACTTTGCACAACTACAAAAGTATGCAAATGTTCAACAATACTCTCCTTTGAAGAAATCATTTGTAGTAGAACGTAATCCTAGAAAACAGCTATTAGAACTTATATTGAGAGGGGATGTCTCAGATGGGGTTCCTAATGTCTTAAGTGCGGATGATTGTTTTGTAGAAGGTATTAGACAAACACCCATGAGACAAGCTATTATAGATAAACTTACAGAAGACATCAAAGCTATGGGTGACGAGGTGTATAATAATTACTGTCGTAATAAAAAACTTATTGATTTGGAAGAAACCCCTAATTCAGTAAAATCTAAAATACTAAATAGCTTTGAAGAGCAAGACAAGTGGAACAACAGAGGTAAAGTATTTCCCTACTTTGTAGAGAAGCGTTGCCGAATGTTACTAGAGGATATAGAGGACTTCATTTAGTATGGTAAACAAGACTACATATAATGTACATGAGATTTTAGAACAAGTTTCTAAAGCTAAAAGTCGCACAGACAAAATAAACATCTTAAAATCAAATCAAAACAACTGGGCAATGAAAGATATATTGCGTGGTACTTTTGATGATTTGGTTACATGGAACTTGCCTAATGGTAAGCCCCCATACGAACCTGCTGATGAGAGATCCATTCCATCTAATCTAATGCAACACAATAAAAAGTTTGCTTACTTCATTCCTAATGGACCAGGATCTAAAATGGCAGCAGTCAAGAGAGAAAAGATCTTTTTGGATATGTTAGAAACAGTACATCCAAAAGATGCTGAACTTCTTGTTGGTATGATCAATAAGAAAATGCCTATCAAGGGCATTACAAAGAAACTGGTACAGGAGGCATTTCCAGATTTAATAGTTAAGTAATATGTAATACAGGAGAAGGTATGAGTAGAATCCAACTTGATAGACTGAGAAAAGATTTAGAAGAATTAAACCTATACATAAGTAAAGTAAAGGAAAAGGGTAAGATGGACCTAGTTTCGAAGTTAAATAAAAAAAGAGATTTTCTAGTGTCTAAGTTGGAAGCTGCATAAAAAGGTAAAGATTGGGGTTGCCAATCTGATTAAAAAAGGTTATAATGATGCCTACATACACAATGGTAAACGTGTCTACAAGTGAAGAAAAAGAAATGATTTTATCTCTAGCAGAGCGTGAGGAGTTTTTGTCTAATGGTGAGTGGAAACAAAAGCTGATTACTCCTAAGTTTATTTCTCAGCATGGTTCTACTCACAACAAGGCAGGTGATGGTTGGAAAGATGTTCTTCGAAAAGTTAAATCTGGTTCTGGTAAAGATAGTAAGATAGACGTATAATATGACAAAACGTGTGAAGAGTTTGAACAACTCTATGACTGTTAGATTGGCTGATCTATTACAACATGATCCGTTGACAGCAACTCAAGAAGCTGCTTATTCGGCATGGGATGACGGTGACAACTTAGTCCTTACAGGATCTGCAGGTACAGGCAAAACCTTTATGGCATTGTATCTTGCATTAGAAGATGTTTTAGAAGCACAGGAATATGATAGATTAGTTATCGTAAGATCTATGGTTCCAACAAGAGATATGGGCTTCTTGCCCGGTACTAAAGAAGAGAAAGAAGATGCTTTCACCTCTCCATATAGAAATATATGCCATGAGCTATTTGGAGATAAGGCATCGTATAATAAAATGATAACTTCTGGTCAAATCTCTTTTGACTCAACTTCATTTATTAGAGGCACGACATATGACAATAGTATAATAGTTGTCGATGAGATGCAGAATTTAAATTTTCACGAGTTAGATTCTGTGATCACACGTGTGGGTAAACACAGTAAGATTATTTTCTGCGGTGATTATAAGCAGAGTGATTTTAAGTTTGATGATGAAAAGAATGGTATTATGAAGTTTCTACAAATTGTAGAACAGTTACGCAACTTTACTATAGTAAACTTTGGATGGGAAGATATTGTGCGTTCTGATTTTGTGAGAGATTATATAATGACAAAAGAAATGCTAGGATACTAAGAGAGGTTAAAATGGCAAAATATTCTAGGTACGATCCACGCAACAAGAAACGTGGTAATAATAAAATCAAGTCTCAAACAAAAGACTTACGAATACGTGAGGTTTCAGGTAATGAAAATAAACAGATGCTAAATGAAGTAATGTTTGACGATGAGTATGATCATGACGAACTTGACAACCAACAACTCCAAGGATAATTTACCAAGCCATATACACGTTGTTTCTGTAGAAGATCATTCCTATTGGAAACCATTATTACTTGAATCTATTAATAGTATGATAACTAAAAACAATATTCAAGTCAATGAGAAGGGATATTATTACGATTTTAATATTCCGAAAGTGCATAGAGATTATGGTAAGTTGATGGACAATATACTTTTGTCTTATGTTGAAGATACTTTGTGTGATAATTATGGGCTTAAAAGAGAAGGCACTGACACATATTGGTTTCAGCAATACTTTCAAGGATCTGATTTTGGTTGGCATCAACATTCAGGGCATTGGGCGATGGTTTATTATGTTGAATTGCCTGAAATGACAGAGGCAACTGAGTTCTTAAACTACGGTCAATTCAATGTTAAAGAAGGCGACATTATATTTTTCCCAACATTTTTAGTTCATAGATCTCCAAGTATTAAAAGTAATCAAAGAAAAACCGTGATAGCAAGTAATCTAGACTTTACTGTGGATAGAGAAAGAATAAATTATTATGGCATCGAATATTTTAAACATTGACGATCATTACTTACAATGGCCTAAGGATAGTTGGGGTGGCACAGATCTAAACAATCCTGATATGGTCAATCCTTGGTTAGAGATACAAGACATTGTAAATCCTAAAAAAGTTATTGAGATTGGTATGTTTGCAGGGCACTCATCTTTATTGATGATGAATGTGTTTAAGAACCTAGAGACTTTAGAGAGTTATGATCCTAGTGAAGTATCTAAACATAATTATAGACAAATTAAGAAATATTATCCTCAACATACATTTTATCAAGAGCCTATCTGGAATAATGAACACAGACATACTGATATCGATTTAATATTTGTGGATGGAGATCATACAGCACCTGCACCTGAAAAAGATCTAGGATCTTGTATGAAAATAAAGCCAAGATACATTCTTGCTGATAACATAGAGCATCTTGGAGTTCGTGATCCAACAAAGAGAAAGTTTAAATTATGGGATGTTAAGTATGATCCTAAGTATTGGTTTTATACTAATGTTAAATATAGTAGAGTTACTAAACGCACACTGAAATCCCCCGGAATTATGGGGCTATTTAAAATGGAAGGCACTTATGACAATTGAAATGATTTTGAATCTTAGATACCAATGGGAATCTATGGTATCGTTTAGAAGAAGTTACGATTTACCTAGCTATGAGGGCAATATACATAACTTAAAGGACTTTATTAAAAACGGACATAAGTCTAATAGATTTAGAAAAAACTTTAACGAAGCCATGCGATTAGCGAAAGAGATTGTTGAATATTATGAGCGACCTGTGGCATCATTGGATAAAAAGCTGGCGAGACAATCACGGTAAAGATACTATCAGATGGAAAACAACTGTAGGTATTGGCGACAGTATGTATGGTCTTAACATTGCTTATATGAGAGCATTTGCTAATCAAAAACCAACAAAGTTTCAACTACATTTTTTTCATCCAAAAGACTATGTACATCACTATGAAGACCCTGAAGCAGTTGCGGCTAGAGTCGAATATATTCGTGACAGGTATATGTGGAAAGATATTGTAGATGTTGAATACGTTTATGATAGCACTGACACAGTATTATATAAGCAGTTTTATCAAGGCGTCACTAGACGCAAGCACTCTGAACTATATCGATATTGGGCATTAGATCCTACATTATCCACTAATTCGCAGAATAGAAAAATAGTTTTGTGGAGACCTACTAATAATATGCAACAGCAAATTGCTAATGATAAATATATACTTTTAGATTGGGAGTGGCAAAGGCTTATTGACAGGTTAG